CACTCTCCTCCACTAAAGTAGGGAAACAAAAGGGGGTTGGTGGGGACTACACCCCCCCACCAACCCACAAAACACCCCTAAATAAGTGCTCAAAACAGCCCAAAAACACCCTAATTAGCACCTAAAACAGCCCAAAAACACCCTAATTAGCACCTAAAACACCCCAAAACACCATCACCTCAACCCCCAAAACAACACCACAACAACCACAACAACCACAACACAGCGAGTCTCAAAAACCTATAACCCCCAATATCCAGGAACCCAGAGGAAAATTTAAATAATTTAAAAAAATAATAAAAAATTATAAACAAAAAATAATTTTTTAATCACTAATATTCAATTTCCCATGCAAATCGCACTCGACCCCTGGCAAGAGAAATTCTTAGTTACTAAAGGAGATAAACTGCTCTGTAGTGGTCGGCAAATCGGGAAATCTGTTATCTGTAGTATGGACGCAGGAGAATGGGCAATAAACAACAAAAAGAAAGTAGTCTTGATGATCGCTCCTACAGAGCGTCAAGCCTATGCTCTTTTTGGAAAAACCTTAACTTATATTTTTGAGAACCAACCTAAAATGATTATGAAAGGAAGAAACCGCCCAACAAAATCTAAAATCACACTCTCTAACGGAACTATTATTTGGTGCCTGCCAACTGGACTTAATGGAATCGGAATCAGATTTCTAACGGTAGACCGCTTATATGGAGAAGAAGCCAGCAGAATTCCAGAAGCAGTTTGGGATGCAGTAACGCCAATGCTTTTAACCACTGGAGGAGACACAATACTTCTCAGTACCCCGGATGGAATTGAAGGGCTTTTTTATGACACATTCATTAATAAAGATGGTGCTTTTGATGATTTCACAATATTTCACAAGAATTCTGAAGAAGTGATGAGAGAAAGAAAAATTTGTGCTACATGGACTGAATTACAACGGGATAAAGCCCTGGCTAGAATAAAAAGAGAAAAAGCCCGAATGACAGAGCTAGGTTTTGCTCAAGAGTACATGGGACAGCCCCTAAACGCCTTTTTGCAGGTTTTCCCAGATAAACTACTGGAACAAGTACAAACTCTCGTTAGAAGCCCCTTAATCAACCCCAGAAGCGATTATTTCTTAGGTCAGGATATCGCAGGCATGGGAAAAGACACCAGTACGTGGGAAATCCTAGATGGTACACACAAAAAAGCAGTCATTCAAGTAGAAAACATCACAAAAAGAAAAGTCAGACTTCCAGAGCGTATCAGAACCACCCTAGGCCTTGAACGCCAATACCAATTCAAGAGAATAGGTATTGACTCAGGCGGAATGGGAAGCGGAGATTATGATGATTTGCTGGAATTGGAAGAAACAAGAAGGAAAATAATCAGCTTGAATAATGCAAGCAGAGACCTCACCCGAGATGGAACCAAAAGCACAAAATTGTTAAAAGAAGATATGTATAATAATCTGCTGGGAATGATGGAGAAGAAGGAAATCAAACTTTTAAAGGATGATTCAATATTTGAATCATTAAGGTCAATCCGATTTGAAAAGACTGGTAAAAAGACTAACTACACTGGCTCCGACTCCCACATCGCAGAAGGATTAATTCGTGCAGCCTGGCTAGTCAAAAGCAAAAGCCTGAACATTTACATCTTTTAATCCAAGAAAGATTTAAATAATTCAAGACATTAACACAAAATACAATGGCAACAGGAGTTTTATGTCAAAATGCGGATGTTGAAAAGCTGAATGGAGCAAACGCCAGCGCAACGTCTAAAGCTGTCGGTTACACAGACATTTATATTGACATGGCAGAAGGATTAATCTGCGCAATTTCCAGATATGATTATGTAACTAACATAGCAAACTTAACTGCAATAGGTACCGATTTCTTGCGGAGAGCATCCGCAACTTTGGCAGCCATTATGGTTATCTCATATGATTTGAGTAATTTCACTTCCAGAATTGAAGCAGAAGATATGTTAAATCTTCTATATGCAGATTGGAAAGGGATGGAAAAACTTCTTAAAGACCAAAAAGTTGTTGATATACTTCATACTTAAAATGGCATTAAATTTAAATGATGATGAAGAAGACCTTCAACTATTTAAAAACTCAAATGATGAAGGTTCTGGATTAAAACCAAAACCAAACACAGATGTTCTTAATGGCATACAATATGCAAATGGATTAGTGGCAGAAGCTGTACACGAAGATATTGGAGCTTGGGAAGATGTTAATGACATGACCGATACTTTTGTTCTTGACCATGAAGGAAAAGCTTTAGTTATTTTTACCGGAAAATTTCTTATGGAAGCTGACCTTGCAGATACTGGTGTTGGTGTAAGAATTGATGTTGATGGAAGTGAGGTCGCGGGTACAGAAAGAACTGCATCAACAGATTACTATACCGACCATACTGGAGAACAAGATTTATTAACGGGGGGAAATGTATGGTTCACTATGTCAATATCCAAAATTATTTCATTAACACCAGGAAGCCACACTATCAAAATACAAGCAAAAGAACTTGATGGAGACGATGCGTCTATTGTAGATGCTGGAGAAAGAACAATGGACATCCTAGTATGGATAGCTCCGCCGGGGAAATAAAATGGGAGAAAATAAAATAGATTCCGCCGATTACGGCAACATGGAAGGAACAATTACTGATTTCTCAGTAAACCCGCAATCACCAGATAATGCTGCTAACCAAAAAGAAACCAGATACACCAACACTAACTTCTCACAGCAGTTTGGATATTATAAAAAGATTCCAGAATTAAAATCCGCCATCGATGCCAAAGCGAGATGGACGGTAGGCAAAGGGTATAAGGCTGATGAAGAAACCAAAAAAGAACTAGATGGAATTAAGGGATTCGGAAAAGATACATTTAACACGGTTCTAAAAAATTCAATTATAATCAGCGAAGTTGGAGGAGATTCCTTTGCAGAAAAAATGAGGAAAAAAGATAAGTTACTGAATAGAGCAAAAAGGCTTGTCGGAATAAAAATAAAGGATGGGCAGGTAAGAGATTCATCAGGAAAACTGATTAATCTAAAACCGCTGAATCCTGAAAAGATGATTACTGTAGCAAATGCAAAAGGATTGATCATTCGCTATGAACAAGAAAGCGGCTCAAAAGAGATTAAAAACCAAACTTGGAATCCAGAAGATATCTTCCATTTGTCGAGGGACAGAGTAGCGGATGAAATTCACGGGGTTAGTGTAATTGATGCAGTAGAAGAAACAATTCTGATGCGTAATGAAGCGATGGCTGATTATAAAAAACTTCTCCATAGAAATGTATTCCCTATAATAAAATGGCAATTAGACACTGATGACACAACAAAAGTCGCAGCATTCAAAGCAAAAGCTGACAAAGCACACACACAGGGAGAGAATTTGTACATCCCAAAAGGTGCTGTAGATGCAGATGTTTTGGCAGTACCGGGAAACAATATGTTAAACCCTCTGCCTTGGATTGAACAACTAACCAATAATTTTTATCAAGAGGTTGGAACTCCCCAGATTATTGTCGGCGGCACTGGAGATATGACCGAAGCAACATCAAAAATTGCTTATTTTGCTTGGGAGCAAACTATTGAAGATAAACAATTGTATGTAGAGGAGCAAGTTTGGACACAACTAGGCGTAAAGATAAACTTAGAATTCCCAGCAAGCCTTCAAGAAGATTTAAAAGCTGATAAAGAAAAAAGCGAAACTATGCAGGCAGCCACCCCAGAAGATACTTCTGTGCCTAAACCAAATTTGACTAAAAAATGAAATTCCACAACATTTACCCCAAAGACATTATCGCAGTTATTGTTTTAGGTCTGTTATTCGGCTGTAAATTCGCAGGATTAAACGGAATTATAGACGCTATGATAGCACTCGTAATCGGGTATTATTTCAGTAAAAGAATATATGAAGAAAAAAATGGAGTTGATTAAACAATGGAAGAAAAAACTATTACCCCAGAAGAGCCAGAGCAAACAGAAGAGCCTAAACAAAATGTTAAAGAAGGAACTGAAAAACCAACGGCGATTGAGGCAGCCACCGCATTAGCTGACAGGATAGACGCGGGGAATAAGAAAGCAGAAGAGTTACTGGTAAGGCAGGAAAGACTCCATGCAGAGCAAATGCTCGGCGGCTCATCCGAAGCAGGACAAGCCCCCTCGCCTAAAGAAAAACTTACCGACGAGCAATACAAAGACAAAGTGTTAGCGGGAGAAATCCCAAAGAAAGATGAATGACCCAAAAATCCCTAAAGACCTCAAAGTTAAGGTCGGCACACCCTTAGAAGTTCTGTGGACTAACGTTAAGCAAAACGTGGAAAAAGAGTTAG